TCAGCCGGGCGTGACGGACTCGCGCCCGTGCAGCGAAGCCTGGTCGGCCGCGGCCCGGCCGGACGCCCAGCCGGCCCGGTTGTTGATGGTCGTTGTCTGCTGGGTCAACTCGGGAAACTGCTGGTTGAAGACGTCGCGTACGGCGTCGTCGCGGGCGGCGAGGACCGGGAGGAACTGGGCGGCCTGTGCCAACTCGGCCAGCTCCTGGTCCACACCGCCGGTCGCGGCCTCGAGTCGTTCGCCGATCCGGGACGCGTACGCGGTCAGGAACGACTGTCGGAACGAACGGGTCGTGTTGCGTCCGTACCGGTCGGTGCTGGGCTTGGCCTGGGTCATCGCTCGTGTCGCCTGCACCAGCAGCGAGGTGAACAGCAGCTCGGTGGACTCCAGGTCGGCCGGGAAACCAACGACGCTGGTGAAACCGAAGCGCTTACTCCACACCGCCCGGCAGCTGTTGGCCTCGGCGACGACCTGCAACAACAGGGTCTTTGGCGCCTCGTACGGATTGTCGATGCCGACCCGGCGGGTGACCGGCTGCTCGCGCTCCCCGGTCGCGGCGATGAGCAGGGCGTGGTCGATGCGGTGCCGGGCCATCAGTTCCTGGGCCTTGGCGGTGAACGCCTCCGCCTCCTCCGGGAAGTCGGTGGACTCCGCCTTGGCCAGCAGAGCCCGAACCCGGTCGAGGACTCGCTGATCCAGGTCGGCCGGCGGTGTCGTCCTGGTGGGCCGGGCGGTGCCCGGCATCGGCCCGACCTGCTCGATCGGCGGTAGCGTCGCGAGCAGGTAGCACAGGTCGATCATGATGGCGATGACCGCTCTACGGTCGAGGCCCTGCCGCTCGCCCCACACGGCCGGATAGTGGTCGTCGTGCTCCCACCACACCTTCGCGTCGAGGGACGTCAACTGCGACTGCCACCGTGGATCAACGGTCGCTGCGGCGTAGCCGCGCATCTGCGCCGCGATGACATCGACCATGAGCCGCCCGTGCCGCGCGGTGTGTTCGCGGCGGGCCACCCGTACCTGCTCGGCCGGCTGCCACCCGCGCCGCCAGGCCTGCTCGACCTCGCGGAGCAGGTAGGTCAGCAGCGCCCGGTTGACGACCTGGAGCCCGGCGGCGCCGCCAGGGCCGGTGACCAGTAGGCCAAGGCAGTCGTCGAACTCGGCGGGATCGTCGTGCTGCCGGGCGAACATCGCCTGGTCAATGATCTGGTCCGCGAGTTGCCGCTGCGCTGGCCCGCTTGACGCGCCATACCTGCCCAGTGGGTCGTCCTGCCCCATCGCTGCGGCCCGCCGGCGTTGAGTTGCCGCGGCAGCCTTCCGCTTGGCCTTGTGGCGCTCACGACTGTTCTTGCCCATCGGTGTCCTTCGGGGTCCGCGAGGTCGAGCACCGGACGTTATCAACCGGAGCCGCGCCGTTCACCCGTACCACCCAGGCGGGCCCCTGAGCGGAGCCGGCGATCGGGTAGCCTGGTGCCCCAGCGGGCCGTTAGCTCAATGGTAGAGCTGAGGACTTTTAATCCTTAGGTTCAGGGTTCGAGTCCCTGGCGGCCCACCACCAGCACAAATAAAGATCGAATCGGGTGGCCAGTGTCGCCACAGTGATGGTAGAGAAGAGTATTCTTCCCTCCGCGTGTTAGCGCTGTAGCGGCCAAGGAGGCCCCCGCCATGGACGCCAACGAGACACACATCGCCTCCTACGAGCGGTTCCATCGCGCTCGTAGGACCTCCGCTCTGACCGCCAAGAGCTACGTCACGACCCTGCGACAACTCGTGGCGTTCTGCTCTGGGCGCGACCTAGCTGACGTTTCCCGTGCCGACATCGAAGAGTTCCTCATCGATGCGCAGGAGATCGGTAACTCCAGCGCCACGGTGCACAAGAAGTACCGCAACCTGCGAGCCTTCTACCGGTGGTGCGAGGAAGAGGAGATCGTTGACAAGAGTCCCATGGCCCGGATCGCCGAGCCTGCGGTTACCAGTAAACCCATCCCTGTTGTGCCCGGTGATCACATGGCGTTACTGCTCAAGGCATGCAGTGGCAAGGATTTCGCCGCCCGTCGGGATACGGCGATGATCCGACTGTGGTGTGAGGCGGGGTCGCCCCGGGTATCGGAAATGGTGGGTATCACCCTAGCCGCGCTAGACATGCGCCATGATCTTGTCACTCTTCACGGCAAGGGCGACAAGATCCGTTCCGTACCGTTTGGTGCGAAGACCGGGCAGGCAATCGACCGATACTTGCGCGTGAGGTCCAAGCATCGAGATGCGGCCAGGGTTGAGGCGCTTTGGCTGGCCGAGCGGGGAGGGGTACTCACTTCATCGGGTGCCTATCAGATGCTGGAGCGCCGCTGTGAGGAGGCGGGTATCCCTCGCATCAACCCTCATAAGCTGCGGCACCTCGCCGCGCACCTGTGGGCCGATTCCGGCGGCTCCGAGGGCGACGCGATGGCGCTGTTCGGCTGGTCCTCGGCGGAGATGCCTCGTCGCTATGGCCGGTCCGCCCAGGTCGAGCGGGCGCAGAGGGCCGCACGTCGGGTTTCCCAGGCAGACCGCTTCTAGCCTTCTTGGCTAGTGGAGTGATGTCGGCACCAACGTATGTGCCGTCGCGGCGCTGGCGCAACTCGGCATCAGCGTCAGCGAGGGTAAGCACATCGGTCAGGTCTTCACGCATGGCCGATACCTCGACTGCGATGGAGCGAAGGGACCTCGCGCACGCGATAGCTCCCGCGATCGCGGCGGCTACCACGCAGGCGTGTGTCGCGCGGTTGATCAGCGGTCCTGCGAGTGGGCGGCGGTGTGAGTTGAAGGGGTAGGCCATGGCGTTGTCGATAACCTCCGCAGGTTGCCGGACGGGGAACGCGTTAGTCGAACATATGTGCCAACTGGATGGGAAGGGGTTCCCGCGGCGCGTCGTGAATGAGGGCTGGGGTAGGGGTGGTGGTGCGCGACAGGCCACGCCAGCCCGTGGCAGCCCGTCACTGCTTGATCACATTGCCGGTCAATTGTAATAGCAGATCCACAATCGACAGGCAATACGCGCGAGCGGGATTCGCGTCTTTTGTGGCTAATTAAATGTCCGACACGCATAGGCTGAGGCGAAATCCGCTAGATCCAAGGGCCGCGGGTGTACGGGAATGCATACAGTGCGACGCGCCCGAGGCGACCACACGGACAGGTGACGGCGTGACGTGGTGGGCGGGGAGTAGTGTCGACTGTGGCGGTCGAGCTACCGCCTCGTCGCTTGGCGATGTAGGTCCAACACAAGTAGCTCCATGGGAGTGCCCCACGGAAGGCTGGATGTCCCCACCTGTTGCCAACCTGCTCGCTCATACATACGGCGTGCCGCTGACTCCGGGTTGGAGGCGAGGGTTGCCCATCGTTCGGTTCGATCAGCGAGAAGACTGTGCATCAGCTTCCGACCGACCCCGTGACTCTGGTAGTCAGGGTGGACAATCCACTCCATGACCGCAAACTTGTCGACTTTGCGTAGCTCTGAGGACGGTTCTTGGTCGGCGCGGGACCACCAGGTTCCGGCGGGCATAGTCCATCCGTACGCTGCCCCTATAAGCGGCCCCTCAGCATGAGCCGTCACCAGAGAGAACCCGGGGAAGCTGGCCTCTGCGGGCAGCTTTTCCCGGAATCGTGCGATCTGTTCGGGGCCCTCGTTGTATGGGGGCCCGGTGTACACGGCGGTGTACAAGCCGGCTAGGTCGTTGAAGTGGGACTTGGCGGTTCTGCCGACGCACTGGCCGTAGGTAACCATTCCCGGATGCTATGCGGTCACCCGGTCTGCCAGTTCTCGCATCTCCGGTCGACGCCATTCCGTACCCGGCACTGCTGCAACAACCTGCCCTGCCACCGCCCGCAGGACCTTGTTATGGTGCTCGGCTGGAAGGTCGTCGAGGACATCGGTGGCGAGGTTGAGTCCGTCGGGGACATCACCACCGCGGATCAGCGCGGCAGCATGGTGTAGCTGCACCTGAGCGCGGAGCCGGGCTAGCGCTGGCGGATACAAGCGTAGGGCCCGGTCGCGGGCGAGGGTGGCCTCGTTGAGTCGGCCGGCGTGTGCGTACACCCACGTCTCTGTGTGCCGGAGTCGATGCTCGGGCCAACCCCATAGCCCATCCACGTCATCGATCACCGGCCCGGGTAGGCCCTCGGCTCGGTCGGAAAGTTGCCGTACGGTCGCGATCGCCTCCACGTGCCGGCCCGAGAGTGAGAGGGCTTGGGCGCGTCCGGCGAGCAGCCCGCATGCCGCTGCCGATGAACTTCCAGCGGTAAGGTGCAGGACCTGGTCGGATAGGGCAACCACCTGGGCGGGCGTACGTCCGTCGTAGCAGCCATTTACGACATCCCACGCGTGCGATAGCAAGATCGTGTCTCGTTCCCGCGAAGCGTCGGCGTACTGGTGGGCGTCTCGCCACCACCGCCCGGCAGCGATCGTGTTCCCGGTAACGACCATGGATAGCGCCACTACTACCGAAAGGCGGCTGGCGACCGATAGGAGGCGTTCACGCCCCGGTCCGTGCTCTGCCGCGATCACCGCGGACAGGACCTGCAGGTCCGCGGCGAGGTTGTCCATCAGCTCGTCCCCGCTGACCCTGTAGTAGGCGTGGCCATAGTCGGCGACCACCTGCGCCCACCTGTCATGATCGGCGCCGACCGCTGCGGCCACGCTGTGCCGCAACGCCTCCCAACGAACTGATGAGGCTGGGGCGGCAGCCAAGGTCACGAGAGTCTGCAGCATCGTACGTCGGTGCATGTCGATGTCACCTGCCTGCTGGTGAACGTATGCGTCGATGAGCACACCGTGGGCGTGCAGGGCGGCGTCACAGGCTCGGGCAAACTGCTCGGACGCCGCCTGTATTCCACGCTCAACCTTGGACACCAAGCTATACGAACAAGGAACCATTGCACCGAGCTGCCGCAGGGACAGTCCAGCCGCTTCGCGATGCTTTCTGAGCAACTGCCCGAATTGGTTCACGGCTCACCCCATAGCGTTTCCACTGGTGTGTATACACACGGCACACCTGCCATGCTCGCTGCGTATCGGTCACGCTACGCCATGAAGGGCGTGACGGCTCGCTGACATCGACGTCGGGGCTGCCGCTGCCGTACTGGTTTTGCTGCGCCGCAGGGCTTCTGACGCCTAGCGGTCACCATCCAGATGCCACCAGGGAGCACGCGCATGATCCGGCTACTCCGCCGACTCCGCCGCCGCCGGCCCGCACGGCTGGACGCAGTCGGTCCTGCCACCGTGTATGCGGCGCGGGCCGGCGCCTACTCCTCGCTGCACAACCAGCCGACGGTCATCTTCGATAGCCGGCCGTTGTTGACCCCGCTTGCCCGGCAGCGGGCGGACCGCCGGTGATGGCCACCCACGCCCGACCTGCTCCCGGCTTGGCGACGGTCCAGCTACGTAATCGGATGATCCTGTCCGCCCGGCGGATCATCACCGAGCACTGGCCGCGGGTGGACCGGTGCCCGGTCTGCGGGTCCGGGTGGCCGTGCCCGCCCACCGAGACCGCATACGGCTACCTGACCTCGGTAGGGCAGGGCAACTGGGCGCCCCCGCAGCGGACGCGGGCACAACGGTGACGCCGGCCGACGCCACCATCAGCCGGTGGTGGCGGGACCTGAACAACCACCGCCAGGTCGAGGGCCGCTGCCCGGTGTGCGGCACCCCGCGGCGGTGCTGGCCCTGGGCGGAGGCATACGCCGGACTCCTCACCTATGACCTACTCGGACCGCCCCCACCACCCCGTACAGATGTCCGGCCGGATGAGACGGCCGGCGAACGAAAGGTTGATTCATGAGCATGAACGAGCTGACCTGGAAGAAGCCGATGCGCTGCGACAACAGCAGCCCGAACTGCGTTGAGGTTGCTGCGGACGAGACCGGCCGCCGGTTCGTGCGCGACAGCAAGAACCCCAACGGCCCCGCCCTCGCCTTCACCCCCGACGAGTGGGACGCGTTCGAGGGCTCGATCCGCGGCGGGCAGACCTTCTGACCCGCAGCCCGGGGCCAGCGTGATGCTGGCCCCGGGTCACCCCCGCTATCAGGGAGGCGACGTGAAACCCGCAACCGATCCGGCCGTACAGTGCCTGGGCTGCGCCCCCGGGATCGTGGTCCAGACTCACCAGTGCGCCGGAGACAACGAGCTACGCCCGTCCGGCGGATACTGCGGCTGCCGTGAGCCGGGCTGCGGTCCCGGTCAGGGTGTGTCACGGCGGCGTGGTTTGACGGCCGGTCGTACGGTGCGGTAGTGAACCGTACACCGATCGTGATCACTGCTGTGGCAGTTGCTGCACTGGGTGCCGGTATCGCCGGCACGGGCCTCTTCCTGGCCGCTACCGAGGAGGACACGCCGACCTCGTCAACATCGCAGGCACCGGCGCCCTCAGCGGAGCCGGCCGGGGACACGGCTGCCGACCCGTACGAGGTGTACCTGGACCTGGCCCCGTCGGGCGAGCCGACACTGTCCCGGGAGGACGCGCAGACCCGCGCGTACCTCGGGTGCGGGCAGCCGTGGGCGCCGGGGACCGTGGACGCGGCACTGGCCGAGGCGTACGCCGAGCTGTGCGCCGACTTGGAGTAGCGCACGGAATAGCCCCGGACACGACGAAGCGCCCCGCCCGGCCCTGAGGCCAGGCGGGGTGCTTGTTTTGCTGCATCACCCACCCCCCAAACCCTTGTCTACGGCAAGGGTTCTTGTCAAGATTTCCTTGACAGGAACAAGGGGAGGGGGTGAGACTAGATGAGTAACCGGATGGACCAGATCGTCGCAGCGGCGGCACGGCAGGGCTTCAGCGTCCGCCAAACCCGCACCGGGACGTGGATCTTCAGTAAGGGGATCACGACCCTGACGTTCGAGCACACGCCACACACTTCCAAGCAGTGGATGGACCTGCTCGCCGCGCTACGCGGCGCTGGACTGCGGTTCCCCGCCCACCGGCGGTAACCGCGAAGGGGGGCCGCGTAGCGGCGCGGCCCCCCACCCCATCCGGATCTGACAGGAACAAGGGGATGGAGGAATCCAGTATGACACCCCAGCAGTGGCACGCCGCCGTAACCATTCGCCGCTGGAGCACGCAGCCCAGCGACGACCAGCTCGCCGAGATTACCCGGACCCTGCCCGGCTACGGCATCATCGTTGACACCGGGCAGGACCGGGTGCGCCTGGAGATGACTATCGAGGCGACCACCGTCCGCCAAGCGGCCGACGCGGCCGTCCGCGCGGCCCGGACCGCGCACAGTCAGGCAATCGGCAGCGCACCCGAGGTCACCGCCCTACGCATCATCACGGCCGAGGACCACGAACGGGAGATCTCCCGACCGCACCCGATGAGCCTCGTTGGCAACGCCGAGATCGCCCGAATCCTCAACGTGTCACGGCAGCGGGTCGAGCAGCTTGCCCGGGAGAACGAGGCGTTCCCGGACCCGGTCGCCCGGCTGGCCGCCGGCCCCGTGTACACCCGGGGCAGCATCGACGCGTTCGGGGCCGGCTGGCAGCGCAAACCAGGCAGACCGAAGACGGTCTAACCTAGACACCACGAACGCCCCGCCTGGCCTTACGGCCGGCGGGGCACTTGCTATAGCACGAACCCCCGTCCAACTAGGCCATGGCCAGAGCCCGGGGGCTCTTTCGTCAGACGGGGTCGCGCGGCTTGGTCGGCGCCGGCCGGGACATCACCGGCGGCACCGCATCGACGACCCTACCCGGGCGTGTGCTGCATGGTGGCGTCGGCGATCCGCTGCCGTGCAATCTGGGCGTAGTGCGCGCTGGCCTCGATCCCGATAAACGGGTGGCCGGCGTCGGCGGCGGCAACGCCGGTGGATCCGGACCCGGCGAACGGATCGAGGATCGTGCCGCCGGGCGGGCATACCTTGGCCAGGTCGGCGAGCAGGCTGACGGGTTTCTGGGTGATGTGCTGCCTGCCCTTGCCGCGGGGCTGGCTGGCGCTGTAGAGGCCGGGCAGGTAAACCGGGTTGCGGGTGGCGTCGATCGGCCCGTGTGAGCCCCACAGCAGGAACTCGCAGTCGGCCTTGAACCCACCGATACGCGGGCGGGAGATGGGTTTGTGCCAGCAGATGATGCCGCGCCATAGCCAGCCGCCGGCCTGCAGGGCGTCGCTGGTGGCCGGTAGTTGCCGCCAGTCCGAAAACACGAGCAGTGACGCGCCGGGCCTCGATACGCGGAGGCAGTCGGCGAGGATCAGCGATAGCCATGCGGCGTATCCGCGCTGGTCACGGTTGTCCCCAACGAAGTCGGCCAGGGTGTGGGCGGCGTCTCCGGAGACATACTTGCTGCGGGTGGTGTGCTTGGTCCGGTCGCTTTGGGTACGGCCGCCGGAGTTGTACGGCGGGTCGGTCAGCACGAGGTCAACGCTCGCGGCGGGCAGTGTGGGCAGGATCGTTAAGGCGTCACCGTGGTGCACAGTCCAGGGGCTCATCAGCTCTCCCACTTAACCGGGGGATCCGAGGGTGTCCGCCGGTGGTGGTGCCCCCGAGTCACCACCACCGGCGGGTGTGGCTGGGTCGGCAGGACTACTGCCTCCGGGCGGCCGGCACCTCGTACGTGGGTGCGGCCGGCGTACCGAGCAGGACACCGAGCCACGGCCAGCGCGCCTCGGCCACCCGGACGAGGCCGTAGTAGCCGCCCATCGTCAACGCGACCACGCCGGCCGTGAGGGCGGTGGATGAGTCGCCGTCGAGGACGATGCCCGCCGTCGAGGCCAGCCAGGCGAGCAGGGCGCCGACGGCGGCGGGGACGGCGGTACGGATCAGGCTGATCAGGTAGTCGTGGGTCATCGGGGTTCCTCCTGGGTGCGGTTGGGGGTGGTGTCGGCGCCGGTGGCGTGGGCGATCCTGGCCACCTGATCCCGGAGTGACTGGCCGCCGTTGGGGCGCAGCTCTTCCAGCGCGTCGAGGCGGCCCTCGATGCGGCCGACCCGCGTCATGAGCCCGGGGCGGCCGTCGGGGAGGCCGGGGCGGGGTGGCTCGCCGACGAGGTCGTCAACGAGCCGGGACACCTTGCGGCTGGTGGTCAGGGTGCCGCGGCCGGCGCGGCGGAGGACCTCGGCGGCGGCGCCGACGGCGGCGATTACCGCCGAGATGTAGAGCAGTGTCTCCACCGCGGACTCCTGACGTGCGGCTAGGTGATCGGGTTGCGGTAGGCGGCGTCCCACGTCTTGCGGCCCAGCAGCCCGTCCACGCGGAGCCCCTGGTCGGCCTGGAATGCGGTGATCAGCTCCTGGTACTCCGGCCCGTACAGGCCATCTGCGCCGCTCTTGCGCAGGTACCGCTTGCCCTTGCCGGCCGGCCAGCCCCGGCGNGTGAGCTGCTTAGTCCAAGCGGCCAGCCACTGNCGGTCCGACTTNCCGTTGAANTNNCGNCGGTAGTAGCCCGACACCGACCGATGCCCACCATCACGAGGGCCGAAGTAGTAGCCCCCCGGCAGGGGAAACGTCACCGCCGGGCCGGGTGCCGGCCGTACCGGTGCCGGGGTCGGCTTGCCGAGCTGGTCCAGCCGCCAGTTTGTGCCCCGTACCGTGTCGGCGGCCTGGGTGAAGTCAGAGTTCACGTGGCAGTGGCTCGTGTGCCGGTTCGAGCCGGTGTACGCGTGGGTGGCGAAGTTGTGCCGGCGGTGCCAGATCCGGCCCTGGTAGATGATGTACCGCACCCACCACAGCGCGCCCGAGCGGGCCAGTGTCACCCACAGCTGCACGACCTGCTCCATCGTGACCCCGTCCGGGTCGCGCAGGTCGGCGTCGAAGTCTCGGGCCCGCACCTCATCGAGGTTGTCGCCGTCGCGGTACTCGGGCCGACCGGTGCGGTCCGGGTTGTGACTCGACGGAGAGTCCTGGTGGGCGGTGTTGCCGATCGCACCGTCCGATCTGGTGTCCCGCTTGGGAAACCGCCGGTTGAGCTGATCACGGGCCTCATTCAGGTTAGGTACTACTGTCCATGCCATCGGTGTTCACCTCCAGTTCTGGCCAGTCGGTCTGGGCGGGATCGACCCACGGATCGGGCATTTGTAGCCCGATGTGCTGCTCCGGGTACTCGTCCGGTATCGGATGCGCGGAATTGGTTTGCATTTTGCTCCTTGTCATGGGGACACCCATTCGGCTTCGAGCACGGCCGTGAAGCCGAATTGGTTGTAAAGCGAAAGCGACCCGCCGCTGTTTTGCCACACGAATATTTCGAGGTAGTCGCCAACAGTCAGCCTGATAAGCCCGGACGCTGACAGCCGAGAGCTAATCCCGGATGGCGTCGCCGGGACTGCGACTCCGACGCGGGCCGCAGTGCCGTCGCGATACACGACCAGCGCACGGGATCCGCTGGACTGGAGCGTGAACCCGACTGCGGCACCTACCCGGAAGAGGCCAGCCGTTCTGCAATAGATGCCACCGCCGACAATACTCGCCATCCCATCCGTGTCCTCACTGACGGTAGTAAGCGGCACCTGCGTGTAGGTGGCGTTAGGAATGGGGTCCGCGGCCATGGTTGTCATCAGACACAGCGGCCGTCCAACGATATCTGACCAGTAGGCACGGTCTCCAGCTGCCATCACAGCCCCCATCGTTTCGCGTCGGCCAAATGCACGGCTGTGCCGGCCGCTTGCGGTTTACTAATCCCGTTGACCGCACGGACAACATTGGCGGTCTGGGTCCACGGACCGGAGCCGCCGGGCGTGCTCATACTGGTCACGGTGATGCGTTCCCCGCCCACAAGCAGGTCGTAGGGTGTTGCGGTCGTCGACCATATGTCGTAGAACCTTGCGACTGAGACCGTCATTGACGTGTCCGCAGCGTTGTGGTCGCCGTCCAGGGTGGTGGTGCGCGAGTCCCACCGAAATGATGGGTCGTCCCAGACGCCGACCTCCCAGCGGTCGGCGGGTTCGGTGGCCAGCTCGACCATCCACTTGCGTCGGCCGCGAATCGTCTCTCGTGCGTACACGATGGTCTGGTCGATCAGGTCGATCCCCGCCGCATCGGGGGCGTTGACAACCTGTATCCGTGACCCGGGCTGGCAGGCCACCCAGTCCCCGGTCAGCGCCCGCCCGGAGCGGGTGTGCAGTGGCACTCTGAGGCGATACCGGGTACTTGTCTGCCCGTACATCCATAGCCGCCAGTCGGCGTGACCCTGCAACTGGTCATCCGACGCCAGGTTGAGACGGGGACTCGACGGGATCAGGCCCCGTTGGGTGATCGACTCCTTGTCATCGGCGACCGCACTGGAGCCACCGATTCGCGTGACTGTCCAGTGATTACGCAGCTGCTGATCGTTGTCGGTTGGAGTCAGGTTCCCGCCGAGCTGCCGGTCGGCGGCATCGATGGTCAGGGCGACCGGGGCGGCGTATCGGGACCAGCGAGGCAGGTACGCCAACCCGGGTCCGGACTCGTAGATGATACCGAGGTCGACCTGCTCGCACTGCTGGTACAAGTCGAGTGGGGTGCCGTCTGGCTGTAGGCCCATCGCAGTCGCGCCCCCATCGGGGACTGTCGGCACCGACAGGGCGATGCCGTCCTCGGCGCACAGCCGGGCCAGCCGTAGGTGCGCCGCTTCGCCCGGGTGGGCGTCTACCCGGGAGTACGTGAGTGGCGACGTCGCGCTGTCCCACACCCGCAGATGTCCCACGACGAAATCGAGCGGGGCAGGCGAGGAGATCACGCGTTGGTCGGGGTTGAGCGCGATGGTGTCGATCCGGCCCAGGGTGCCGGTGACGGTCACCGACCCAACGGTGAACGGACCGGTCATGATCGTCACGTCGATGGACCCGCCGTTCTGGACGGCAGATATCCTGAGATTGTAGGGCCCGACGTGGCGTGTCGGCATACTCCAGACGACTGTCGGCGACCCTGACGCGGTGTAGGCCACCAGATAGGTGCCGTAAACGTCGTCGTAGCTATCCACATAGTCCCAGCGTGTGAACGTCGCCCCAGCGAGGGTGGTCCACCTCAGCAGCACCACCGTGTCCACCGGATTGCCCGTCTGCCAGAACGCCTCCAGCGTCCATGAGGTGGGGCTGCTGGTCCCGGCCGGCACCCGACCGGACAGGGAGCCGCCCAGGACCAGCAGCGGCAGGGGTTTGGTGCCGAACCGTTGGACGCCTCGGCCCACGTCCCCGGCGGCGAACTTCACGTTCCCGGCTGCTTGCATCGGCGCTACGCTGCGGAATCCGGATGCCGCCTGCGTCGCGCCGGCCTCGTCCTCACATGGCCAGTAGGCCAGCAATCCGTCATTGGCGGCGACTATCCGGTACATCGGTGATCGGGCCGGCGGGGATCCGCGCCCCAACCGCCCGAGGACGCCCACCGACTCGATGCGAGTCACCGCGAGTTTGCCGGAGCGCCCCGGCCAGGTCACCGACCAACTCCGCACGTAGCCGGAGTGACGGGTGCGCCACCCGGTCCCGTCTCCCAGGTCCACGTCCACACTGACTGGTGTCCAGGTGCGCACATACGGCCAGTACGGAGAGGTTGGATTCCCGACGGTGAACCGGCCGTCGCCGTTGCGTAGCGTCAGCGCACACGTGGACGACTCTGGGCGGGTGGCGCTGGACTGGCGTCCCCATTCCAACTCGATTGGATCCGACGCCCACCAGTAGTTAGTCAGGTCCGTCCATGACCAGGTGGCGGGGTCGGCGGACAGGTCAGCGCCGAACGCGACGCGAATTCGTACAGCGAGCGGGTCACCGTCAGCCCAGCCCATACCGCCTCCTACAAATCACTGCCGATGGCCTGCTGCGCATTGCCGCCACGCAGGGCGACCTGCTCCCGTAGCGCCAGGACCAGATCCCCGCCACGAATCCGGAACTCGCCGGTGAGCAGCAGCCGGATCAGCCCGGCCACGGCCGACCCCGACGTGAGGGGTTGGATCGTGGCCCCGCGGTTGAGGTACGCCAGCTCGGGGCCGCGTTCACCGACCACGGCCAGACCTGGCGCGAGAGCAGTACCGCCCTTCGCCAGGTAGGGAATGTTCGGGGTGGACAAGGTGGCGCCACCCCACACCTGGCCCAGACCCGGAACGCTAACGCCCGGAATGCGGAAGGACAGCCGGTTCCATTTGCCGATAATCCAGTTCAGGGCGCTCTTGAAGGCAGCCTTGAACCCGTCGAAAAGTCCCCGCGTCGCCCGTCCAACCCGCCCGGGCAGCCCGGTCACCCAACGCAGCCACGCCGAGCCCTTATCGACGATCCAGTCGAAGACGGCGCGGCCCAAGTTACCGACCTTGCGCCAGGTCCCCGAAAACAACGACCACCACTTCCGTACCCCGGAAGCGAGTATCCCTATCGCCCATTCCCAGCCGTCAACAATCCAGTTCAGCACCCATTCGACTGCCGTCTTGATGCCACCCCACGCGGTTTGCCATAGGTCCTGGAACCACGTCGTTTTCGTCGCAATCAGCACGATCACGGCGACAAGGCCAACGACCGCGAGGACGATCCAGGTGATTGGGGAAGTCCACAGCGCCAGGTTCAGTACCGTCTGCACTGCCGCCCATGCCTTCAGGGCAACGACGATCGTGCCGATCACCCCGGCGAGGATGCCCAGCCCAGTCGCCAGCGGCACCACCCAACCCGAGTTACGGGACAGCCAACCAAACGTCGCCTCAATGTGAGGTACGGCCTGGGCAAGTCTCTCGACCAGCGCGGCCTGGACCTGCCGCTTAAATGCCTCCAGCTTCTGACTGGCGGACATCTCCAAAGTTTCTCCGAGTTGACCCACCGCCCCATCAACCGTGCCGAGGGCCGATGTGGCCGATGACGGGTCTAGCGCGAACAGGGCGTCTTGCATGTCGACGAACTTGTCGCCGGCGACCTCCGCGGCGATCTCCGCGCGTTTCGCCGGGTCCGTCACCCCCCGCAGTCGGTCGAGGATGGTGTCCAACGCACCTGCGGCGCGCTGGCCGCCGGCAGCGAAGTCGGCGGACATTTGCTCGGCGCTCAATCCCAGTGCCGTCAGCCCCTCGGCGGCGGCGCCGAGTGTCACCCGGTCGTTGATCTCCTTGATCGTGTCGGCGACCACGTCGGCGTCACGAGCACTACCCTGCAGCCCTTGCTGGATGAGGCCGAGCGCGGCGGCGCCATCCAGGCCCACCGCCCGGAACTGGGTGCCGTACTGGGTCATCGTTTCCAGCAGGTCGTCGGAGAGATCCTGCGTGCCAGCGAAGCCACGGGCGAGCATGTCCAAGGCGTCGACCGCACTGCCCGCCAGCCCCGCCTTGACCATCTGCCCCGCGGCCCGTGCGGCCTGTGTGACGTCCTGGCTGTAGGTGGTGGCCAGGGCCTGTGTTTTGACAGTGATGTCCTCGATGACCTGCGCGTCGGCGTCCTTTGGCAGCAAGCCAGAGGCCATGACCGCGCGTGCGGCGTCCATCGCCGCAGTAGCGGTGTCGCCGAATCCTCGTCCATAGGCCGCCCCGGCGGCCTCACCGATGCGCGCGGCCAGCGCCGGGTCACCGATCTGCGCGGTCAGCTTCGTACGGGCTGCGTCGAGGTTAAGGCTCCCGACCAGGCCGGCGCCGAGGCCGGCAGCGAGCGCGGCACCGAGGACGGGACCGTGCTGCTTGGCTCGGTCACCGAGCCGCCGCAGTTTGCCCTCGGCGGCCTGCATGCCTTTGGCAAGGTGCGTGTCGTCTGCCTTGAGATAGGCAACCAACTCGCCGAGCTTCAGCGCCACCATCGCCTCCTGTCAGATCATGGACGGTCGCTGCCGAGTCGATGCCCCGCTGCTTGCAGCGGCTATACCGCGCCGTTACCGTGCAGCGGTTGTCCACCGGATCGGAAAGGGACCTCCGATGCAGCCGATGCAACAGCCTCAACCTCCGGCGAAGAAGAAGGGCAATCCGGTCGTCGCCGCGGTCGGGCTACTTGTGGTCGCCGGGCTCTGCGGCATAGGCGGGATCGTCGTCCTCAGCGGCAACGACGAGCCACAAGACCCCGTGAGTGCCAATCGGGACATTACCGCCGAAATCATGTGCGAGCAGTTTATCGAAAGGGAGCTCAGGGCTCCAGCCACGGCGGAATATACGGATCCGACAACCAGGAAAGACGGAGCAACGTACACGGTGAATGGTGCGGTTGACTCGGAAAACGGCTTCGGGGCAAAGATCCGATCCGAGTACAACTGCATTGTTACCGATTCCGGTGACGACAAATGGACGTTGGTTGACCTGAAGTTGTCGGAATAGCTCACACGGATTTCGGGAACTCAGGCTCGGGCGCGAAGGCCCGGTAGGTGCGGGTGTCCGCGGCGAGTAGGCCGAAGATGCGTGTCTGGAGCCACCGCCAGGACCGGGTCCGCATCAGGGTCCGGTCCTCGACGTCGATGCCGTACACGTCATGTAGGTCGGCCTCGATGAGCGTCCACTGTGCGAGCAGTTCAGGCCAGCTCACCGTGCCTTCCGACGTCCCCTGCTCTTGCGCCCTTGTGTCGGCGGGGATGTCGTACCACTCGTAGAGGCCGGTGGCGGGGTCGTGTTGGCCTCGGCCGTACGGCTCCCGCCAGTCCGGGTCCGGTTCTGCGCCCGACGTTCCTTCCGGTTCGTCGGGCGTTGGGCTTCCGGGCGGCCCCCGGAGGTCCAGTATCGTTCGGCGGCGTCTTCGCCGCCGATGATCCAGATGTAGCCGGTCTGCCCGCAGAACTGGATGTACGGGTCCTCGACGCCGTTGTCGGCCATCTGCTGGTAGACGTCGCCAAGGACCCGCTCCGGAAGGCTGAGGTCGCCGGGCAGCTGCGGTAGGGCCTCGATCCGGGCGACCGCGGCCTGTATCTCCTGCTCGCTGCTGACGTTGTGTACCTCTCCGGTGACCTCGGCCAGGCGGCGGCACCACAGGCCCAGCTCGGCGGAGGGCAGCGGCAGCGTGTACTCGCGGCCTCGGACGGTCAGCGTGAGCCCTGGCGACCAGTAGGCGTCCAGGTCGTGAAGACGAGTGCCCATCAGGCGTAGGTGTAGTCGTCGGCGGTCGTGTCCGTGTTGGTCCCGGTCGTGGTGGTGACCTGGACCTGGACGGTGCCGGCGAGGCCGGCGGGCGGGATCGCCACGATGTGGCTGTCGGAGACGACCGTGTAGTCGGTGGCGGGATTCGCCCCGAAGCCGACCGCGGTCACGGAGGCCGTGCCGTTGGGCTTGAAGTGCTGCCCGTAGATGTTGACCACCTGGTCGTCGCCCGCGGTTGATCCCGTTGTCGGGGCAATGCTGGTGACGGTCGGCGTTAGGCTGCCGGCGGGGTTGGTGATGTCGGTGATCTGGCCCTGCCCCTGGAGCACGATGTCGATGGTCTTGCGGCCCTTACCGCCTGACGGCGCCCAACTTTTGACGTAGCAGCGGCCTTCGTGGCTTTCGCCGTCGTCGAGGCCCTCGCGGTTGTACCAGCGGATCCCGAACTCGGCGTTCCCGGCGCTGGACGTCCGGAGAGCTTTGAACTGGGTGCGAAGGAAAGCCTGCACGGCGTCGATGGCGCTGCCTTGCAAGTTGGTCGACCAGGCGATCTTGACTTCGACCCGCCAGTTGTAGCCGGTGACCTCCTCCCGCATCGCCCCGGTGTCGTCGTAGACCTCGTCGTCTTCGGTGCGCAGCTCCTCGAGGAGCTTGGCCTCCTCGACGCCCATGAGCTGTTGGTAGTTGATGGCTGGGTAGGTGGCGGTGTCGATGTCGAGTCGGTGCGTGCGGGCCAGCTCGGTGACCCGGGTGGTCGGGGTGGTCGCCATGGGATGGCCCTGCCTTTCGTCAGTCGGTGCGATTGAGCGTCGGGCGCATCGCCTCGACGTAGTAGTTGCTGGACGACTCCCACCGGCGGTTGGCGTCCTGGCCGAGGGAGGTGTGGTTGCGGCGGGTCACGTCCACGACCTGCACCGTGCCGAGGGCGGTCCGGCCGAGGCTGTCGAGCAGCTCGTACACGGCGTCGGCGATGTCTTCGACGTCGCGCGGGTCATCGGGCACGCCGCGGCAGCGCACCTGCACGCCAATCGTGTGGTCGGCCATGCCGGGCAGGTCGTCGCCGAGCGGGTAGGCGGCAAGGGTGATCAGCCGGTCCGGCTGCTGCGGGATGGCGCGGATGACGATGGCCGTCTCGCCAGCCTGGTAGGCGCCGGTTGTGCGCCAGGCTCCGGCAGCTCCGCCGTGGAGCAGTTCGGCGATGCCGGTCAAGAGTTGGGAGGTCCAGCCGTCACCGAGTGCCATGTCATCCCTTCAGTGGCTTCCCAGCAGCCCTCGCGATGAGGGCGAGCATCACGTCCCGCTCCGTCGACATCGGCTGCTCCAGGAATTTGGGCTGCCTGCCGTCGTCGTGCCGCAACGTCATGTCCTCGTGCTGCCGGACGGCGTATGGCCTGTCGTAGGACACGGCGACGGTGCCGGAGCCGGGGTCGATGGTGACCTCGCCGGATCGCTCCAGGTCGCCTTCCTCGTGCGGGACGAGGGTTGAGGATTCCTGGAGTAGGTGTTCGGCGGCCAGTTCCAGGCCGTCCATGCTGGCGTCTGATAGGGCGGCTAGTACCTTGTCGCCGTCCCACTCCAGTGCGAACCCGTCATCGGCCACCGGCTACTCCAGGGACAGTTCGACGTGCTCCGGCAAGTCCAGGCCGTGTGCGGAGATGTCCGACCGGGCCAGCACTCGCGACGAGCGCCCAGCCCAGGTGACCCGGGAGCCGGGCGGGCAGACAGTGTCCGGTGGGCAATAGACAGTGGTGGACGACACCTGCTCGGTGCCGGCGGCGTCTTGTGTCTGCACCCGCACCAGGCGGCGGGTCTGCTCTACCACGCACGGCGTGACATCGGCCGGGTCGGCGAGCGCGTGACCGTAGGCGCCGGATCCCTCATACGCCTGCACGCTGACCGTTGTCGGGCTGGGGATGTGGACGGCGACGAATTCAGCCCAGTCCATACCAGGGCTCCTGCGGTCCGTGCCCGGTCAGTCCGGCGGCCTGGAGTGCCTGCCATGCCTGCGGCCACAGCCCGTTGATCTTGCTGGCCTGTTGGCTGGATCCACCAGCACCCTGCCCGCCACGCACCACGCTGACCTTCCCGATCGCGAAGCTCGCGGTCGGGGGCATGGCACCGGTGCCGGTGATGTCCCCGGCGGCGATCATCCCGGCGACCTGCTCACACGTGGCATCCCGCAGGGCAGCGATCACCTCCGCATCCGTCGCGTCGTAGACGGCGGTGAGTAGCGCCCGGTCGACATCCCTGCTAGCTCGGGTGAGCAGCAGCGCGGCGGACGCGCCGGTCGGCACCGTCACCGGGTAGGCGGTCAGCTCCGCCTCGGTTGCGTATGCCACGCTGCTGCCCTCCCTATTCGGGTTTCGGCCCGTACTTGTCGATCAGGTCGGCCTTGGTGAGCGCCTCGACCTCGTCCGGGTCGGCGCCGTGCACCCGGGTCGCGTAGCCGACCCATTCGGCCTTGACTGCCGATGGTGCGGGCGGCTCGTTCGGCGCGTCGGGCTCGGGTGGGCTGACCTCGACCACGCCGTACTCGTCTCCCAGGCCGCGCAGCGTCTCGGCCTGCACGATGTTGGGCACTTCGGCCTGCCCGTCACGGAAGCGCACCGTCCCGGCCTCGGTCCACACCTGAAGCTGCGGGTACCGGTCGCATCGGAACGCCATCATGACGTCGCCAGGCCGGTGATCTTGCCGTGGGTCTTCTCGTTGCCGTACTTGAGGCCGACCTCGCCGTAGAGCTGGCTGCGGTCGTTCGCCCCGGTGCGGCCCAGCGGCTCAGCGAAGAAGTGCCCCTTGCCGGGGATCTCCTGGTAGACGGGCATGCACTGTTCCAGCGACACCGCAGACAGCGCGTCGACGGGCATGTGCCGGTTGAGCATCAGGTTCAGCCGACCGAAGTCCGTCTCGATCGTCTGCACGTTGACTCCGGCAACGTTGCGCGACTGTTCCCGGTAGTTCTTGTTCGTAACGAAGATCGTCGTCAGGGCTCGTTTCTGGACGGCGTTGCACATCAGGGTCGCGGTTTCCGACTCCTGGATGCCGCCGTTTTCCCACACCGACTGGAGCAGGTCGAGCACCATCGTCTCGGTCAGCGCAGCAGCCGCCGCAGCGACCACGTTGGTGGTGGTCGCTTCAAGAATGCCGCGCGTCTTGCGGGCGGTCGAGTTGTCCGCCGGCTTCACGTATGTGCCCTGAATGAAGCTGTACTCGATGTCCCGCGCCATCTGCTTGAGCATCTGCTCGACCTGCCAGTCGAGCTCGTTGGTTACCGGGTTGGCTAGCGCGTTGTTGACGCCGGCCTTGGCTTGGACGGCGGCGAGTTTGGTGTAGGACACGCCGACGGTTTCGTGGTGGATCTGCACGATGTTGGACACGTTGGCGCGGACTCGGTTCTCCTCGGTTGGGGCATTCGCGCCCTCCAGTGCGGTGTTCTGCCCGGCCGCGCGTAGGTCGTAGGTCTGCCATTCGAACTCGTTGGCGTCGGTCTGCCCACCGCCAGTTAGGCCGCCGATCGCGGAGAAGAACGGGGTGTCGCTCGGGGTGAGCTGGTAGAGGACCCCGGTGTAGTTGGGCAGGTCGTAGGTGGTGCCGAGCCCGGTGATGCTTCCGGCCACGGTGTGCTCCTTAGGTCGAGAGAGCCCTGGACTCGGCCGGGGCCTACTGCGGTTGCTGTTGGTGGGCGGCCGTCAGCTTTTGGTTCTGCAAGCTGATGACCTTGCGCCAGTTGCCGGCCTTCTGTGCCTCGATGATCTGCTCGTCGAGGCTCATCGTTGTAGCGGTCGGTGCGCCGCCGAAGTGGCCGCCGGAGCGGGCCGGCAGCTGGGGCGGGCCGGCGGGCTGGGCCATCCACGGGTTCTGCGCGGCGATCGTCTGGATGGCCCAGGCGAGACGCTGCGCGTAGTCCGGGGCGGCCGGGTCCAGGCCGACGGCGGCCTGCTGCCATGCGGTCGAGCCGAGCAGCGCGGCTGGGTTGACCCCTGCCTGCCCGGCGGCGGTCCCGGCGTGCTGGGAGACGGTCGCGGTCCGTAGTTGCGTGTCCCGTTCGGACACCTGGATCCGGAGCCGCTCGATCTCCTCTCGGGCGGCCTTGGGCAGCCGGGACAGGTCGTAGCCGCCGCCGTCGTTGTCAGGCTGACCGGCCGGCGGAGGCGCCTGCGATTGGGGCGAGACGAGGTCCGGCGGTGCCCCCCGCTGCCCGGTCGGAGTGGGGTTATACGGCGGTGCGGGCGGCTGATCCGGCGGGGCCCAGCCTTGCGGCGCAGCGGGTGACTGATGCTGGGGAGGGGTGGGTGGCGGGCTGCCGTACGACTGCCCCGGCTGCGGCTGCGGCTGCGGCTGCGGGGCGGACGGTAGGGGCGGTGCCGGCGACGCGGGCGGCGCGGCGGGCGGCGGCTGCTGACCGACCTGCCCCGCGGGCGGGGCGGGTGGCTGCTGCGGCGGCGCGGCGGGCGGCTGCGGGGCGGGCTGAGTCACTATCGACTCCTCGGGTTGGGTGGTGCTGCCCCCGGACGGTCCGGGGGACGTCTATCGGGCGGCGCCGATCTGCTCGCGGGGGCGCTGCCGGATCAGCCCGGTCGCGTCGACGTGGGCGCGGATCGCGGCCTGAGCGGCGCGGACTTTCACCGCGGCGGCGCGACGGGCGGCCGGGTCGATCGCGGCGGCCTCGCGAAGTTTGGCGCGGCGTACCCGACGCTCCAGCTCCCGCAGGCGCTGCCGGTCACGGTCGCCTTGCGGGTTAGCGGTGTGGGCCGGTCGGCGGGTGGCGCCGGGCAGGTAGGCGGTCAGCCGATGCGTGCAGTTCGGATGCAACAGACCGCCTCCGATGGCCTCGTCGACGCTGCCGGCCACCTCGACGGCGACGGTGCCCTCGGCCGTGGCCGAGGCGACGTGCTCGGTGCGGCGCCCGGCCGGCCCGGACCGGGAGAGCACCGTGCCCTCCCACGGACGGCAGCGGGAGCACTCCTGCGGTGAGTCGCTGACCATGACCAGGTCGAGGCCGGCTGCGCCCAACCGGTCCAGATGGCCCTCCACGAGGGCTTGGGCGACGGTGGTGCGGGTGGCCATCTCCACGTAGGAGGCCAGCTGCCAGCGGCGGCCGGCCCGGTCGACGAACCCGGTGATGCCCTGGTTGAGTAGCTGCTCCCAGGCGACCTGGGCGGCGCGTCGGCGGCTGGCCAGGCCGGCGAGAACCTCGGGCGCGGCGGCGCGGGCAATGACATCCCGGTAAGCGTCGAGAGTCCAGCGCAGGATCCGCAGGTGCGTGCCCCGCAACGTCGACACCAGCGCGTAGACGAGGCGTTGCATCGCGGCAGCGCCGGGCATGTGGGTGGCGACGCGGGCCAGCTCGGCGGCGAGGCCTGCCCGCCGGGCGTTGACCATCTCTGGCAGCCCTGGCGGCAGTTCGGCCAGCTCGGCGCGGGCGAGCCAGTCCGGGTGGGTGTCCTGCACCCGGGCCAGCTCCGCGAGCGCGTCGTGACCGCCGCGTTGGTAGGCGAGGATGACCGCCTGGGCGACCCGGTCGGCGAGGGGCCCATCGAGCCGGTCGAGCAGGGTCTGCGCCCAGCGGCGCACCGTCTCGGTGGCGGCGAGTTTGTTGTCGGCCCAGTCGGGGCGGTCCATGCCGGCGGCGAGCCGGCGGGCCAGGTCGGTGGCGAGCCGGGTTTGCAGGTCGCCGTACAGGTCGACGAGAGTGCGGGCAAGCTGGTCGGCGAGGTGCTCTGGCATGGCTTACCCCCCGGTGAACGTGCCTGGATCCTGTACCTGCCGGCCTGTCTCGGCTTGGATCCGGGTGACCTCCTTTTCGACCTGGGGTCCGTCCCAGTCCGGGTTGATCAGCCGCACCAGCGTCTCCGTGGACGCTGCTTCGGCGCGGCGCAGCAGGTCAGCGGTGGTCGCGAGCCGTTGTTGATCCTCTTGCACACTGTCCGCGAAGGTGATCTTCGGTGGCTGTGGTGTCACCTTCGCCCGAAACACGGTGTGGGCGATCTCCAACTGCGCGGCGACGATGGACGACAGGCCCGGCCGCCAGTAGAGGGCCTTCTTCGCCCGGGTCACGAGGCTGCGCCGCTCCCGGGACTGGATCTCGGTAGCGGTCGCCGCGGCCTCACCAGCGATGCCGAACGTCTGCTGGCTGTAGCCAGCGTCGCGGAGGATCTGCTCCAGCAGCTCGTTCGCCGACCGGGAATGCTCCTCAACGCGGATCGCGAACTGGCTGACCGTGATACCGGCCCCGGAGCCGCTCTGCCCGGGTAGGTCATACACGGGAGTGAACAGCCGCTGGTCGACGTCGAAGGTCGCGCCTCCGCCGGGGCCCTGGGATTGAAGCATGTACGACGGCACGATCAGCCGGCCCTTGGCCAGGTCAATGTCTCGCATCCACGCCGACCACACGAAGTCGAGCTTGTCCATCAGCGGCTCGACACCCTCGTAGTCGGAGCGGCCGAGGTTGGCGCCCGCCGGTGTCGCCCTCCACCTGCGTGACGGCATCTGGTTCGGGACATAGGCAGCGGTGAGCTGCCTGCCGGTTTCGATCGTGTCGCCGTTGACGGTGACCTGCGCGGCGAGGCCCGCGGTTTCCGGATGCTCGGTCAGCGGCACCCGCCGGCCGAGGCTAGTCAAGCCGCCGACGTACAGGCCGTGGATGATGCCACCCGGCTCATGCCGCTCCAGGTGCCGCATCACCTGCTGCCCGTCTGTTTGCAGCTCTCGCCAGAACGTGACCGCGTGCAGCTGGTCATAGCGCCACTCAGGTACGGCCGCGTCAGCGTGAACGGAGGCAACCCACGGCCGGTCGGACACATCGCGGTCCCAGACGACGCGAAGGTAGACGCCGCCGAGCGCCGCCTGCACGTCGGCGGCGCACAGCAGCACGGCTTGGAACCGGTCACCGGCCTGCTCCAGCCACGCCGTCGTGCCGCTGTCATCCGTGACGACCTTCGGCGGCTCACTGAACAGCAGATCGGCGCTGGTGGTGGCCAGGTCGGCGGCCACCGGGATGTGCAGCTTGTCGGGTGGCTCGCCGGTCGTGGCGGGGCGTCCCCACCAGAGGCGGGCGAGCCACCCGCCGACGCCTCCGGCGTACTGGGTAGGGCGCGGACTCCAGCGGGCGACGTTCGCCGCGTAGTAGGTATGCAGGCGTTGCGGGTCGCCGGAATACCAAGCGTCCCACTCCTCAAGCTGGTTAAGGATTGGCTTGAGGTGGCGGGGTGGCCATTCGACGTCGTGGTTGGGCAGCGACACGGGGCGGCCCTCCTCAGGTCCGAATGGTCAGCTCAGGCGACAAGGTGCGGAACGGAGCGCAGCAGCGGGCGCCACAGCACCTCAGGGGTTTTGATCGCGTACCGGCCGGCATCCAACGAGTGGTCGCCGACCTTGATCGGCTTGTCCTCGCCAAGGAGGGCAGCTTTGTCGTCCCACACATAGCCGGGTATTTCGGCGATCCAGCCCTCGCACGAGTCGTGCACGAAAAGCTGGCCCTCGGCGAGCAGTGAGGCGATGAGTCGGATGCCGTCGAGTACGTCGTTGTCGGCGGCGACCGGCATGAGGCCGTCGCGGAAGAGCTGGTGGCGGAAGCCGGCGGCGGCCGGGTCGACGCACACCCACTCAGGCTGGACACGCAGATCGCCGAGCCAGCTACGTAGCCGCGCCGAGTATTCGGCCTGGGTGAGCTGCCGCATCCGCTGCTTCGAGTCCCACCGCCACTCCCGGCACAGGTACAGGCGGCCGTCGTCACCAACGCCCAGTAGTAGTCCGGCGAACGGGTTGACGTCTCCGTAGTCCACGCCGAGGGAAACCCANCGGGTGATGTNCGGTAGCTCGCTGACCACGTGCCGGTCCGGGTCCCAGCCTTCGTAGACCGCGCCCTCGGCCATGACCCACTGGCCGAGGATCATCCGCCGATACCACAGGCCCGTGTACTGCCGTCGATACCGGTCCTTGACCCGCTCGGATAGGAACGGGTTGTCATCGAGGCCGAAGTGCCAGATCGCCCAGTCACCGTGCAGCCGCCCACCGGGGCGGGCTTCGTCGATGCCGTTGGCTTTCAGCCAGTGCCGCGGGTTGTCCGGGTTCGTGTTGCCGAACAGTTGGGCGCCGTCGAGAGAGCAGCGGGCGAGTAGCTGTTCGTGGAAGCTTTGCGGCATCAGCGACCACTCGTCAACGTAGGCGGACGCGCAGGTCATGCCACGGAGCCGGTTTTCGGAGCGTTCGTCGTTGAAGGTGATGACCTCGATGGTGCGGCCGAGGATCGTCGCTGTCGGTGCTCCCCGGGTGTAGGTGGTGGCCTTGGACAGCGGGCCGAACAGCCGGGAGTCGCGTAGCGGGTTAAAAATGTTCCGTACGGCTGTGTCGTAGGTCTTCGCGCACACCACAAGATCGCCGCTGGTGGGAGCATCGGCTACCTGCATCAGCCAGCGCAGCAACCCGGAGGCGGTCTTCCCGGATCGGACGGCACCCTCGGCGAGGTTCACGAACGCGTCGGAGTCAACCACATAGTCGATCTGCTTCTCGGACAGGGGCAGGGCGCGCAGGTTAACCACCATCGGTGAACCTCGCCTGGTCGCGGGCAGCGCGTAGCTGGTCGCGCAGCTCCAACAGCATGCCCTTTTCGTCGTCGCTGCCGGCGGCCTTGTCGTACTCGGCCAGCTTGAGCGCCGTGCCCGCAAGGGCCTGGATCGCGTTGGCGATGTTGCGTTTGTCGGCGAACGGCGGCTCTTCCAACATGGTCGAGTTGTAGTCGTTCTCCCGACCACCGAAGTTGTAGACCAGGGCCGGAGCGAACATCTGCGCCATGAGCTTCTGGGCAGCCTGGAGGGCGTCAACGTGGAGTTGTGCGCGGCGGGCAGCGCCGTCGGCTTTGCGCGCTTCGGTGGCCTTGGCGGTCGCGCCGGACCGCTCGAAGGACAGACCCAGCTCCTGAGCTAGGCGACTGATGGTGCGTCCCGAACGGCCGATCGTCCGGCCGATCTCGTTGCGCGACAGGCCCTGGCCGTGCAGTTCGCGGACCCGGTCGTAGTCGGCCTGGGTGACAGGTCGAGCGGTCATGGTGTGTCGCTCCGTCCCGGGCCTTGCCCGGTCAGAGGTGGGGAGGGGCGGGCTTCGCGTGGGGTTGGTGCGGGCAGGCCATCCCAGCCTGCGACCTGCCCGCATTCCCCTGGTCGCGTCCCGGTCCCTGGGTACGCAACAGCCCGGTGGCGCTGACGCGTCCTACCGGGCTTTGGGCACACTCCGCCTAGCGGAGTTGGTGAACAAATCATGCCGGACGCGCTATCGCAAGGTCAAGTCGGGCGTGGCCGTCCGCGTGGTGAGAGGCGCTTGGCGGCCTCGATGCGGGCGGCCTCGTCCAGTGGGCTGTAGCCGGCGCGGGTGGTGAGTCCGTCGCGGTCACGCCAGCGGCGGACCATCGCGGGGGTGACGTCGTTGCCGAGGGCGGCGGCGAGTTGGGGGGCGGTGCCCCACTCACGGCCGGTGCTCGGGTCACGGATCACGCCGCGCGTCCAGCGTCGCGCCCGACCACGCCGAGGGCGGTGTCTCGGGGCCAGATGTGCCGTACGCCCTCCAGCCCGCCGGGGCAGCGGCAGTCGGGGGTGTGTCGGCAGTCGGCGGAGCATACGACGGTGCGGGCGGCGGCGGGCCCGACGGTGGTCGCCTCCAGGCTGCGGCGCCGGCATCCGGGGCAGTCGCCAGGGATGCGTTGCCGGTAGGGCGGTTGGTCGATCCAGCCGCGGGCCAGCTCGTCCTCATCGGCGAGGTGCACCGCGAGGAGGCCGAGGGCGCGGGGCGGCAGGCCGAGTCCGGGTAGGGCGGTGAGGATGCGCTCCAGCGGGTCGCGCCCGGCCGGGAGCCGGTACATGCCGGCGAGCCAGGTCAGCCGGTCGTGGAGGCATCGGGTCCGCTGCGCCCACGTCTGGATGCGCGGTGGGGGCCGGTCGGCGGTCAGCGTGGCGACAGGGTCGGCGTGTCCGCCGATGGGGTGGATGGTGCCGTGGATGGGGCTGCGCAGGATGGGGGCGGCGGCGGTGAGGGTGTCGCCTCGGTGCCGGGCCTCGGTGGTGGCGAGCGCGTTCAGGTGTTGTCTGGCGGTGTGGATGGACCAAGCGGCGGCGGTGGCGTGCAGGTGGTGCGGGGAGGTCACGGGCGGGCCTTTCAGCGGGCGACGGTCAGGGTCTGGTGGCCGAAGCGCGGACGTGGGCGCGGGTGCGTCTCCAGGCGCTGGTGCTGCCGCCGCGCCAGCTGCTACTCACGGCGCGGCTTCAGCGGCGGTGATGAGGGTGACCAGGTGTCGGGCGATGCCGTCGTACTCGTCGGTGACGGCGGTGGCGTAGTAGGCATCCCAGCGGTCATGCCAGCCCTCCAGGAGGTCACGGATGACCTCCACGCGTTCGTCGGCGGTACGCGCGGCCCGCCACTCCGCCGTGGAGTAGTCGAGGAACGCCTGCATCTCGGCTGGGGGGTATGTGGTGTCGTGGTCCCGCTCGGGGCCTACACGGGCCTGTGCGTGGCTCTCAGCGGGCGGCGCGGCATCCTGCGCGCCGCCGGCAGCGGTGCTGTGGTCCGGGCAGAGCACCGCCAAACCGCGAAGACGCATCCAGCCCCGATCCGACGGGCCGACATCCGCGCGATAACTCCGGCGACATCCCGGGTAGACGCAGTAGCGGATCAGGGTCCCCGCGTCGTGCGCGCTGCTGGGCCGGGAACCGAGGATGTCCCATGCAGACACGCGCTCTTGGTCGGTGCGCTTTGTGTCGTCGCGGATCTCGACGATGAGGTCACCCGCGACGGAGAGGGCATGGCGGAAGCTATCGCGCTCCGCGGCGAGCTGGTCGACGAGCTCGGCAGCGGTGGTGTCGGGGTCGCTGTAGCCGGCGCGGCCGAGGGCGGCCCGCACGTCGGCGAGCTGGTGGGGAGCGCAGTCGTGCTCGCGGTGGATTGGCAGGTTGACGTGCTGGGTCATGGCATCTCCTCAGGCTTGCTGGGCGTGGGGCGGCGCGGTCGGCGTGGGGTGGCCTGTTCGGCCAGGGTTTGGCCCCAGCGGGTGGCGCAGGGCTCGCAGATCTTCAGCCGTTGCCAGGTCAGGTTGCCGATAAATTCGTCACCGGGGGTCAGGGCGGTGACGAGGTATTGCTCGCCGGGCTGGATGGTGGCCTCGCAGTAGAGGGCCTGGCAGTCGTGGGCGGTGCGGGCGGTGCGGACGGTGCGGATCTCAGGCATGGCGGCCTCCTCAGGTGGTGGGTTGGGGTTGGCCGTAGCCGGCGGCGTGCAGAAGGGTGACGGCGTCGCCGAGCAGCATCCGCACGGGCCAGTGCATTCGCATTGCCGGCTCGACGCCTGTGGCGAGTGCGATGACCTGGTGGGCGGGCATGACGGCCCACCAGCGGCCGGCGTTGGCGGTGCCGATCCCGGCGCGTTGCACGACCAGGACGCCGATGTTGGCTTGGGCGTTGGTGACCTCAACCGCAAGTTCGAGCATCCAGCGGCTGATGGTGAGGTCGGAGGCGTTGCGGGCCGCGTTGCCGCCTTTGACTTCCCAGCAGATACCGGGGGTGCCGGTGATGTCTCCGGCGTCGTGGGCGCCGCGGAGGCTGCGCCGTTCGGCGTGGGGCCAGCCGTGGGGTTGGAGGTAGCGGACGACGGCGGTTTCGGCTCGGGTGCCGATGTCGCGGGGACGGGGCATCGGATCTCCTCAGTAGGGGCAGCCGGCGGCGACAACGGCCGGGGCGGTCGGTGGGCTGGGCTGGCGGTGGTGAACGGGCACCAGGCGGTGGCAGCGGTGTTCGGCGAGGACTGGTCCGGTGAGGGCGGTGCCGGCGATGCGGGTGGCGTCCCGGTGGACGAGTCCGCCGCGGGTGAGGGTGTAGGTCTGGAGGTTGTCGAGCAGGGCGGCGATTTCGCCGGCCCGGTTGAGTGGGGTGAGGTCGACGCGGGCGTGGAGTCCTTCGGCGTGGCCGGTGAGGACGGTGGCGCCGCAGCGGGGATGGGTGTCGCTGGTGATGGGGGTGGTGATCAGGTGGACGGTCATTTGCTGGCCTGCCGATGACGCATGACGCATGACGCGTCTTCTCCGGTTGGGCTGCCATGTGCGCGTACATGCGTGCGCGCGCGTTCGAGGGGAACGGGAGAAAACGCGTCATGTGTCATGATCTTGCTTGTGTGGTGGGCTAGTCGTACTGCCTGAGCTGCGGAAACTTGCCCTGACAAGATCATGACGCATGCGTCATTCGATGACGCGTTTTGAGCGACGGGCGAGGCGATCATGGTCACCACCCGCCCTGCTCGTCGCGAACCGATGACGCATCCGATGACGCGTCATCGTCGATCAAAAGCGACAGATTGCCGTACAAGCGGGCGGCGGGGGTGCGCAACCGCAGCACCTTGAAACGCTTCTCCAGCGCGGCGCCGAGGGCCTTGGCGCTGACCGGTGCCTCACCTTCGGCGTAGCAGAACTGCTCGTACGCCTCGCGTACCTTCGCGGTCTTGATGGTGACGTGCTCGCCGCCTCCGAGGTGGCAGCACTCCTGCACGAATTTCGCGACGGAGTCCTGGTCGTGGGCGTACTCGGCGGTTGCGGCCTTCACACGGGCCGGCTCCTGGAGGCCGCTGGCGTGGTACTGCGTGGTGCCAGCCGTGATCCAGGCGAGCAGCGCCGGCCCGTGGTCGCGGACGAGGATGCCCTGAAGGTCGTCAACGATCTTTTCTTCGGGTACCTCGTGTTCGAAGGGGATGAGTCGCAGGCGTCGCCAGAACGAGCGCCCGCCGGAGCGGACGGCGGGCTGGTGGTTGCCCATCAGCCACAGTTGGTGGCTGGGCGTGAAGGTGAAGTGGTCCTGGCGCATGAAGCGGGCGGTGAGGCTGTCCCCGCCGGTGAGCATCTTGACTTTGGCCTCGTCGAAGCGGTCGTCGTCGTTGACCTCGGAGCAGATGACCATGCGGGAGCCGGCGAGGCGGGCGATCTCGGTTTCGTGGCCGGGGTGGGACTGGGCCATCAGGAAGCCGACGGGGGCGGTGGTGGCGTAGTCGCCGAGGACTCCGGCGAGGGCCTCAAGGAAGACACCTTTGCCGTTGCCGCCGGAGCCGTGGCAGAACGGCAGCACATGCGGACCGACGTGTCCAACGGCGGAGTAGCCGACGAGCCGCCGCAAGTAGGTGATGAGTTCGTCGTTGTCGCCGAACGTGTCGGCGAGGAATTCGTTCCAGCGGCCCAGGTCGGCAGTGAGGTCGACAGGGACCGCGGTGCTACGGGTGTGCAGGGCGGCGGGCTCAGCCGCCCGGACGGTGCCGGTACGTAGGTCGACAATGCCGGCGGGGGTGTTGAGTTCCCACGCGTTGGCGTCGAGGTCGTCGAAGTGGGCGACGACGTGCGGGTTGTGCTGGGCAAGGCGGGCGATGCCGGTGACACCGGCGGCGGACATGGCTCGCTTGCGGAAGGTGGCCCATTCCTTGTCGTTGGGAATCCGGTCAGCGAGGGCCAGGAGGAGTTCACGGTGCTGCTCTGCGTCGTCCCACGCCCAGCGGTGCCCGTCCCACATGAGCCAGCGGGCACGCTGCGGGCAGTAGCGGAGGACATCGCCGTGGTTGGCTACGAGGGCGCGGGCCATACCCGCCTCGGTGGGGCCGAACTGCTCGGGATTCGGTGACGGTTCAGCGAGCACCCGCGCGGCGGTGCCATCAACCGCCGCTAGGACGCGGGCGGCTTGTCCGGGTGGGAGTAGGTCGGCGATCGCGGCGCGTTGCTCGGCGGCCGGGTCGGTTTTCTCGGTGGGGGTGCCGTGCCCGGTGCGAGTGAGGTGGCGTGCGGCGGCGGTGTGGTCCCCGCCGTGGTGCAGTACGGCGTAGGCGCCGAATTTGGTGTACGGGGTTTCGGTGTCGAATTCGGTGCTTGAGGAGAAGACGTACAGCCGGTCGCGGTCTGGGTCTTTGCCGGTGGTAGCGGAGATACCGGGAGTGTCTTTGCCGGGCCGCCGCCAGGTGCGGTAGCCGCCGTGCTGGCCGGCGACGACCTGCCAGCCGGCTCCGCCAAGTAGCTGGTTGTCGGCCCAGTCGGTCTTGCGCTCGAAGTCGTCGCCAGGGCTGAGGGCCGCCGCGTCGCGGACGAGTTGCAACGTGGGTCGGGCTGGCGGGGGCGACTCGGGGGTGGGTGTTTGGTCGAGGCAGCGAAACGCACGGTGCAGTTGCTCTCGCTCGTCGCGACTGATCGTGGGTACCGCTCCGTAGTGGCCGTAGGTGATTTCCCACGGTCGGCCGGTGGGGTGGGTGGTGCCGGCGGAGGGGGCGACGACCACGAAGCCGCCCTCCCCACGGGTCTCGGCCAGGCCACGCACGATGGTGTGGTGCGGATTCCGTTCGAGGACGGCCCGTTCGTTGTTGGTGAGCTCGTCGTCACGGGCGGGCCGGCTGGCGAGTTTCGTGTTGCCCGGCACCGGGCCGCCGCTGAGCCGGTAGAGGATGTGGAGTCCGCCGGAGGGGGTGCGTTCGGCGTAGCCGTTGGCGGTGACGCGTAGCCACAGATCGGCCATGCCGGCGTCGGTGACCAGCTTGGTGAGTTCGGTGAGCGCGCCGTCGGCCACGGCACGCCCTTCGAGTTCGAGCATCTCCAGGTTGCCGGAGGCGGCGCCGCAGATGAGCCCGAGGCCGGGGTGGCTGCCGGCGAACCAGGATTCGATCTGGTTTCGTGTGGGCCGGCTGGTCTGGTACTGAACCCAGGATCCAACAGCGGGTGCTTTGCTGCCGTCGGTCTTGGCTGGCAGTACGCAGGCTCCGGCGTCGTGCCACGCCAGCGCTGCGTCCTGTACCTCGGTCATCTATCAGCTCCTGGACTGTCACTACTGTCGGGGTGGTGCCGGGGCTCCGGGGCCGCCGGCCAGCCCCAGGTGATGGGGCTGGCCGGCGACGCGGGGGCACCGGAACTACTGGCCCATGGCGGCGCGGAGCTTGGCGCGCTGGTCGGTGCTCATCTGCGCCCACAGCGCCGGGTCCACGCCGGCCGGCGCGGTGTCGGCCGGCGGCGTCACGGCCGGGACAGCCTGGGGCGCTGGCGTGGTCGGCTGGCCCATGAGGATGTTGCTCGCCGGTGCGGGTGGGGCGGTGTAGGTGGCGCTGTAGAGCTTCGGCGCGCTCCACGCAGCGCGTTTCTTCTCCCCGTCGCCGGTGTAGGTGACGGTCAGGGTCGCGCCGACCTCGATGCCCTTGGCGCCGGACTTGCGGACGGCGTCGCGGACAGCGGACAGCATGTTGCCCTTGATGTAGAGGGCGCGCACACCGTCGTCGTCGGCGTCCTGCGGATCCCGCTCGTCGGTGTGGACCTGGACGATGATCTGCATCATCGGGTCGCCGTTGTCGAAGGTCTTCGCCACACCTTCGGGTGTGGTCTGCTGCCGGGCTTCCGGTTCACGGACGACGCGACCCGACACGCAGGTGCCGACGGTGGGGAAAGCAGCGGACTTGACGCCGCCGCCCATGAGTAGTTCGTTGGCGTTCATTCTGTGGTTCTCCTTTGCTCCGGTGTTCCGGTGTTCCGGTGTTCCGGTGCTCGGTTGACCGGCCGCCAGTAGGCGGCCGGAGGTTTCAGGAGGCGATGAGCCCGTCGGTGAAGCGGTCAACGCGCCGCTTGTGCGCGGCGGTGTCACCGGCGCACCCGTCCCAGCCGGTGGGTTGGCCGGGCCGGTGAAACGGGCACCACTTGCAACTGTCGGCGCTGGGGGCGGCCGGGATAGCGGCGATGAACGCCGGGTTGGCGGTCACGTCGAGGTCGAGGAGCAGTTGCACGGTGGCGTAGTAGCGGTCGATCGCCCGGTGGGCGATGTCCGGGTCGTAGGGTTCGGTCCACTCGTCGGAGTCGTCGTACTGCCACGACCGGGCCAACAGCACGAGACGGACATAGCGCACCGGCCGGCCCTTACGTTCGTGGCCGAGCCCGTACAGGTGGCCCTGCACCCGGTAGTCGGGCGACACCTGCTCGGCCGGCGGCCTACCGGACCGCTTGGCGGTGCGCAGTTTGGTCAGGGCGGTGGTGCCGACGTGTTTCCAGTCGACGACCATGTGGTGGTCGGTGTCGAACGCGTCACCGTGACCACGGATACCGTCCACCCCGGGTAGTCCCGGGTCCACCACGAGGTCGTCCTCTGCCAGCCAGCGTTCCCGGCCGAGTTGGGCGTTCCAGAACGCGACGACCTGCTCCATCTCGGCGTGCACGGCGGTGCCCTGAAACGGCGCCCACGTGGGGGCGTTGACCGGGCGGCGCGGCGCCCCGGCGAGTTTGCGGGCCATCTGCTGCTGACACGGCGTGCCCAACTCCGACGGGCCGAGCCGCCGCTGCACCGAGCGGGGACGGCTGGCGTCGTAGTCGATCAGCACCCGCCGAAGCTCACCGACCGTTGACGGCGGATCGACGGCCGGCTCTCCCGCCGACTCCGTGGTGGGGGTGGTGAACAGGTCAGCCGGCGGCGGCGTCGGTTCCGGCACCGCCGGCGGTTCGCACCCGATGTGCCAGCCGGCGCCGGAACCCGGGTCAGTGACCAGCATCGGGTCAAGACGCTCCCCACACCGAGCAAGGCAATGCGGCTGCGGCGTCTTGCCGCCGGTCAGGGCCGCGATGACCGCGTCGAGGGTCGCCTGGTCCACACTCATACCGCTGCCTCCTGCTCGTCGAGATGATCACGCCGCTGCTCCTCGTCGAGGTCGACGCGCGTGCAGTCGGGACACTGGCTGGCGCCGTACAGATACAGCCGGTCAGCCGGATCCCACCGGTGCTCAGGCAGGTCACAGGTGACACAGCTAGCAATGTCGGGGGTTCGCCGGTCCCAGTAGCCGGCGTCCACGCCGGTACACGAGGGGCAGTAGGCAACCCACCGCCCGCCAGCGGTGACGCCACAGCGCCAACCGGCTACCCGGGCCTGCTCTACCGGGATGCTCTCGGTACGGGAATCGGCGGTGCAGGTAAGCCGACGACTGACGGTCACGACGGGCCCCCGTCCGGGAGCTCGGCGTACCGGTCGGCCAACGTCGGCCGGCGGCCCGGAGGGGCGGTCGGCCGGATCGCTGCGGCCAACTCGACGAGTACGGCGTTGACGGCCCGGTCCGGGTCGATGCCGTCCGCGCATCCGGCGCACGCCTCAGCGAGGGCTAGCCCTGCCCGCCAGTCCCGGCCGGGCTCGGTAAGCCAGTCGGCCAGCGTGGCGAGGATGAGGTCGGCCCGGCTCACGGCGTCGGCGCACGAGCTGCAGTCGATGCCATGGCAGTCCGTGGCGTGGGGCGAGATGACGTCCACGATCGCGTCGATGAGGTTCACCGGCCCGCCTCCTCACGGCCGACGCCGAGCCGCTCCCGCGCGGCCACCAAACCCACCCGCAACTGCTGGGAGGTGCTGATCGCCCGGTCCCGATCGGCCCGTGCCTGCCGCAGGTCGTCGGACAGCCCGCGGGCCAGATCCCGCCACTGGTGTGCCTGCCGGGTACGCCGCTGGTAGGCGGCCGTGGTGGTGTCCAGCTCGTCCTGCAGGCGGGCCCGCTCGCGGTATGCCGCGTCGAGGGCGGCGGCCAGCTCCCGCACCATGTCGTCGGTCATGTGAGGCTCCAGATCAGCAGTGCGAACAGCAGGTACAGGACGACGCCGATTGGCACGCCGGCCAGCAGGGCAGAGACGATCCGCACGGTGTCCGCGTGCGGATGCGGCGCGGCAGCGTGACGGGCACCCTCCACCGCCGGGCAGGCCAGACCGTGAGTGCGGCCGGGCACGGTCAGGCAGCCGGGGCACACCCCGGGGCCCGAGTGGGTCTGCTCGTGACGTGCCATGTCAGGCCACCCCCCGCAGCGCCGGATCAGTCAGCGGCACCAGGCCGGGGCAGTGCGGCGGCAGCGTCACCGGCAACTCCGGCGGCGGGTACTCGCCGGCCGCGACACCCCGCCAGTAGCTGCAGGAGCCGTCGTGGGGCTCCCCGGGCAGATGCCCGCAGCCCAGGTCCGGGACCGTGATCGGATCGGCGTCGTCGGCCATGACCGGCCAGGTCGGGGCGCTCATCGGGCACCGCCAGTGATGCGGTGCTGCTCCTGGGCGCGACCGCCCCGGTCAAGGCGAGTGCCACCGAGGTCAGCGCGACGTCCAGCAGTTGCCCCGTCGTGATACCCCGATCCCGACAGGGATCGTCGGCGGGCCTTGCCGATCTTCGGGTACGCCTCGTGCAACATGCGGGCCGCGACCGCCGCGCGGTCCGCCAAGACCAGCGCGACTGACGACCCGCCCGCACCTGTGTCGTGTTGGTGGCTGGCCTCCCGGGCGGCCTTGGCCTCCGCCTGCTGGATCCGAAGGGAGACCGCTGCGGTAAAGCCGGCCAGCCATGACCGGCGGAACGCGGCGGGGGACTCCCACACCGCCGGCGGGGCCTGCGCCATCCCATTGACCGCCTGCAACAGCAGGGACGTGAACAACATGTCGACCCGCTCCAGGTCGGAGCCGTAGCCGAACAGGTGCACCGAGTAGGTGCTTCCGCGGCGCTTGAGCACGCACTTGCAGCCCAACGCCATGCCGATCTGCGACAGCAGACGCTGCTTGTCCACTGCATACGGGGCTTCGACTGTGACTATCCGATCACCAGGCATATCGGTGCCCGGGTTCGTGGCGGCGAGCATGGCTCGATTCACCCCGTACCGGGCCATCAAGTCTGCGGCCTTCGCGGTGAACGCTTCCGCTTCAGCAGGCGTGGCAGCGGGGTCTCCCGCCTTGTTGAGCAACGCGCGGATGCGCTGGAGCATCTTCTCCGGCGCGTCGTTGGTTGGGTTACTCTGCGATTGCATCTGCACTTCTCCTTCTGATGTGAGTTGTGGTGCGGGTGTCGAGCCCTTCGCCGATCTGCGGTCGGCGGGGGGCTCACTTCATCGACGCTCCCCAGCGAGAGCGGGTTAGCCCTTGGTGCGGCGCTGCCGGGGAAGTTGCGCTATGCGGGTCATGTGGGCTCTGCGGCGGCTCTCAGCCAGGCGGGTGAGCGTCGGCAGGTCGAGGTCGGGGAACTCGGCGCGGACCTCGACAAGCCACTTCGCAGTCGCGGCCCGGCGTGCTGGCTCAGTTGCGGCCCTTCGGTCCGGTGTTTGTCCCCATCGGACGTGGGCGCCGATCCTGCCGGCGGCAGCGCGGTTCATCGTTCCTCTCAT